GAAGCTTGGTTTAATAAGTGGAATGTTGGTGCTGGAGAAATGCCTTGGAAAGTGGATGCTAACTAATCATTAAATAATGTCATAGCGTGCTCTTCAGAAGTAGTTTCTCTATTTTCTGAATGTGCTCGAGCTTCTTCTGGACTATTTACTATGAGAGAAGAATCACCATCATAACCTAAATCAAACTTACAAGTAGTTCCATATCTATTCTTAGCTACAATAATCTGCTGTCCGAACTCTCCATGCTCAGCGTTATCATATTCATATACATAAGGATAATAGTTAAAGATTACGATTTCTGCATCTTGTTCAAGATTTCCAGACTCAGCTAAGTCACTGAGCCTTGGAATCTTATCTACTCTATGCTCGATGTTTCGATTAAGTTGCGAAACTAGAATGACTGCACAACCAATTTCTTTAGCTAACCACTTGTATCTTCTTGTGATTTCGGCAATACGATGTCTCGTATCTTTCTTATCATAATGTGGAAACTCGATAAAACCTATATGGTCGTCAATAATAACGTCTGGTCTTATCTTTTTTGCTTCATTGATTGCTTCATCTAGACTTCTTAAATTATCAAATAATGATAGCGATGTGTAATGTTTTTTTATGAAATCTATACCTTTTTCTATTTCTTTTCTGTGGTTCTCAGCGTTACCTCGCATATCTCTATTCTTTACTTTCGTATGCATAGCTAAGAACTTTTTAATTATCTCTACTTTAGGCATTTCACGCGATACAAACATTACCTTTTTGCCATCGAGCACCATATTTTTAGCCATATTAAGTGCTAAGGTGCTCTTACCATTTCCAGGTCTACCAGCAATTATAGATATTTCCCCCTTAGTCATACCGACTATTGCTTTATCAACCTTTTCCAAACCAGTTTGGACTAAATTCTTTTTTTCAAATATAGATGCAATCATCTCATCTGTTATATTAGATATATCTCCCATGCCTATATCTGCCATTTGAGCAAACTTCTCAGACATTTTTTGTAACATATTTATATCAGAAGATATATGTTTGTAAGAACTCTCATTTTTTAATCTTGTCATATATTTATGGCACTTTACATAAAGCTCTCTTCTTACATATAAGTTGTATATAATTTGGGCGTGATGAACAACATTACCTTCGGATATAACTCCATCTACAAGACCAGTTAAGTAGTAAGTAATCTTTAATCCTTTCTCACCTAGATAATTTGCAATAGTGCTCATATCTATAACTTTGTTTTGTTGTGATAAGGCATAAATTGCTGACCATATATGTTGGTGGTCTTGATGGTAAAAGATATTTTTACTAACTAATAGTTTACTTACTTTGTGTATGTTGTCTGCATTTATTAGAATAGAACCAAGGACTTCTCTCTCGGACATTCCACTATACATTTTAGATACTTCTAGATTTTTTTCGTTATTCAAGGTTGGGTGGTAACTCCTCTAAGTTGTTTTTTTCTTGTTCAATTTTGTTATCGAACTTCTTACTTTCGTTTCTCAATATACCTATAAAATAATATACATCAAAACCTTTTTCCTCTAACTTTCTATTTTTCCACAAGTTTATACAGAACCTAAGCACATCATCTTCTAAATCTTTACAAGAGTGAAGCAGCGTATAAAAGTTTATTGGGTCTAGTTTGTTAAGAAATAAATGTTTTAGGTGCTCAAGCAAATCAGGATTGATTTGTTTTTCGAGAACTTTTATTTTTCTAGGATAGTTTTTTAAAGTATTCGACCAACCACAAGACGGACATCTCATTAGTTTGTGTATTTTTCTATGTTAGAATCGTGCAATTTAGTTACACAAGAGTTGCAAAGAATCTTACCCTGCTTTTTTGCGTAATACTTTTGAAAGTGCTCAAGCAATTTTGTTTCTACATCGCAGCTGCGACAATAAACTACTTCTTGATTATCTATCTGTTCTTTTAACCACGTTTTGTTGTCTTGCATTTTAATTCTTTCGGACATTGTTTCTTTTCCATAGGTATTCTATTACCTATAAACTCTCTTAAAGCCACTTTACCTTTAGGCATTGTATAATAACGCCAAGGTTTACTACAAGTAGGACAACGAAAAGGTTGAAACTTAGACTTATTGCTGTAAGCAACTTCGTTCTTTTTTCTTTTTTCGCTTTCTATGTAATCGTCATCAAACCACTCATCATCAAAATAATTTTTAAGGGTTTCTTTTGAGTAATGTGACTCACGTAAATATAGCCAAACCTTACCTATGTAACAATATAGTCTTTTAATCGTCACAAACTTCACAAACTAAATTATAATCTTTATTTTGTAATTCTATATTTCGTTCTTTATTATTTTTTTTCTCTAAAGCAATAATAATCTTTTGAGCTAATAAGATAATTACTTCTGCTTCTTTTTTAGTTAGCTTCATCATTATTCTCTAAACTATATTCTGCAATAGATTTACCTTGTGGCGTAGTTATGTTTTTAGTTACGATAGGATAACCTTCGTGTCTTAAATCCCATATTCTAGCACTTAACCTTAAGCAACCAAATTTCTCTAGTGCTGATAAAGGTGTAATTTTCTCTCCATTTTTTAATGCAACAAGTATCATATCATTTTGAACCATTAGTATCTCCTAGTGTATTTTAATTTCCCCTCTTGTTTAAATTAGTGCCAACCAATTTAGTATGTGCTCACCATTAGGTGATAACCAATAACCTAGGTAAGGTGGATTTAACCACTCGACTCCTTTAAAGTCGCATTTTAGAAGGGAAATTAAGTGTTAAGCTTTCGCTTTTTTGTTTTCTTTTTCTTCAGCTTCTTTAGTAACCATTTCATTTAAAGATGCAATAGCACCCAATAAACGCTGTTCTGTTACTTTTAAGCTATCAAGTTCCCCTACTCTCTTTTGGATGCCTTCTTGCACCATTTTAAGCTCTTCTGCATAGCTTTCTAGGGTATCTTTAGCGTATTTTTTAAAGTCCATTTTGTATTTCTCCTATTTTTTGCGACAAGGTGAAAAAAAGTTTTTAGCTCCTCTTAATACCTTATCCCAAAGTGTTAACGATTTCTTCTTTTTTCTTCTGTAAAGCTTAGTCGGCTCTACTTTTGTTTTTGCTTTTGCTCTTGCTTTTGCTTTTGGCATTTGTGCACTCCTTTATAGTTGCAATTAAACTTAAGTAATAATCTTGTGACATAATAGCTAAATTTCTACCTCTATCTTCTCCTACAAACTGAACGTGTATCTCATCAATAGGCATAAGGTGCTCAGCTAATCTTTTTCTTTTCTTGCATTGTATATGAATGCTGTCTTCTAAAACCATGTCTACTTCTTGGTGTAATCCTCTAGACCTTCCATCACTTCCCCAAGTTCTTTCTGCTTTTAAATCAAATTTATGAGCACGTTCTACGCACTTTCTTTCGTAATATGTTCCTCTTAGCTTATTTTTTGATGGCATTTAATTTCCTCTGTTTGGTTCTTTTCTATATTGTTCAATCCAGCCTTTGTTTTTACTATGCTTTATACCAGCAAAGTAATACCAGTGACCATATTGTTCGTGAAATTCTTTGTTACAATCTTCTCTCCATTTTTGGTCTTGATTTATTTTACTCTGTCTTTTATTAAATATTGGGTTTCTATTCTTATCGTAAGTAGGATGAGATTTAGCCATTATATTCCTTTCATAAAGTTATCCACAATTTTATACACATATCCACAATTTTAGGGTGAGCTATTCAGCAATAGTGTTATTTTATTTTATACGGAAAACAACAAGACTCACCCTAATTGTTTATATTCTAGAAGGGCAAATCATCATCAGATATTAAGTCTTGGTCTGTTGCTTGATTCTTCTGAGCACTTGTAACTATTTTTACTCGTGCTGTTTTCATAGCATTACCATCTCTTCCAGTCCATTCTTCCATAACTACTTCTACTTTATACTCGTATGCTTTTAACATATCAATAGTAAGTTGTGGTAAAAACATTTTGCCATCTTTTTCTTGCACTATCTTTAACAAGTCACAAAACTTATAATAACCAGCGTTGCTTCCCATATCTGATTGCAAGTGTGGATAAAGAGAAGGATTAGGTTTTTTAAATCTAAACAAACCTTTATGCCTTACTTCTTTCCCATCAATGTTAAACACTGGTTCATAAATGTCTGCTAAAAACTTACCTTGCACTTCTTTGTCTTCTTTGACAACAAGGTCTGTTACTTGAGCACTATATGTTCCAGCTTCTATTGAAGATTTAGATTCACTTGGGTCATACCAAGAGTCTTCTCCAAATATATCTTCTATTTTATCCATTACATCATTCATTTTCTACTTTCTCCTTTACTTCGGGTTCTTGAAACTTCTTCAAATACTCGTCGTAATTGTTTGTGTTAATTTTAAGGGTCTTGATACCTTGTGCTACTTGTTGTTGATACTTAGCACCTTTGTTTTCTATAGACTTCATCATAACTTTATATTGTGTATCAGAAATCTCTTTAGGTTTATCTCCCTCTGGTAAGTCTTCTCCTTGGAAAATATATAAACCTAAACCAAACAATGCAAAACATTTTACTAAACATCTCTTTATAGAGTTGTTAATGTCTGTTGCTGTTGGTTTCTCTATAGTTTTGTTGTAATTATTCATTACTGGTAGTATTTCAGTTCTTTCAACTTTGTCTATTGTAACACTGACTTTTACAAAAGAACCTACTTCGGTGCTCATAAATGGCTGTCTTACATACCCCATATCTTGTCCTAAGCTTTTATCAAACTCGTGAACATACCAAGTTGCTTCTGGATACTCTTTTAGAATGTATGCTACTGCATCACTCCAAGACAAATAATCAAACTTGCCTTTCTTCTCTTTAAACTCGTTAGCATTTATAGCAAACAAATTATCAAATACACTTTTATTTTTTGGTGGCATTGCCTCTCCTTTTTAGTTAATGTGTGGACATAAGTGTCTTACTTCGCAATATCTTCTACATTTTATACCTTGCCAAGTCTCTTCTTCTGAGCACTTCTCTGGTATTGTGTTGCTAGATAAGTGATGTAATAATCTATCTCTCTTATCCAGATAATACGGAATTAAAATATCATTGTCAATAAAAGGTATGTCAACATAATAAATGTTGTTGAATATCCCTCTATCTTTAGCTGAGTATGTTCCAGCATCTCTAACGTTCATTTGTAGTTTCATTGATTTAACTTTATGACCTTTAGCTTCTAATAAATATCTATACATATTTACTTGAAAACCCCAGTCTCCAAAATCTTTTAGAGCATCATCTGAATAAAATTCTTTTACTTTTTTAATTGTTCCAGCTTTTCCCCAATTACCAGACCTTTTGTATTTAGTGCCTAGAGGGTCTGGAACTAATCTGTGTGTAAGTCCGAGCACTTTCGCTGCCTTAAAGCTTCCAGTGTTTTTATAATCTATTAACGTTTCACTTTCTATGTCATAAAAATCTAGAATACCAGTAATATTAAATCCTTCTAATTTTTCTTCTTGCAGATACTTGTCTTTAGGTAAGTCATTGTTCTCAAGTTGGGCGTGATGAATCGTTCCCATTAATGCAAAAGCTCTATCCTGTGGATTGATATAATAGTGCTCAACTCTTTTTAGGTAACTTTCACAAGTTCCTGATAAAAGTTCTGTTGTGCTCGGTGGTCTATTATCTGGTCGCTGTTCTGACATTGCTTTTAGAGTAGCAACTGACATACAACGTTCTGACATTCTGCATTTAGAAAAACAATCCTTAAATGTGGTGGTTTGTTCGTCTGGACATATAAATCCTATTACTGACATAAGATAATATACTAATAAAAAAAAAGAGAGACAAGGATTAACTTGCCTCTCTATCCCAACACCACGAAAGGAACTTACAATCAGAATGATTGATAAGATAAAACAATTTAATTATTGAGCACAAGCAATGTCAAGCACTTTAATTATTTAATTTTTAGAAATGGTGCTAGAATCTAGTTAAGCTAGCTTTCTATTAGAAATGTTTAGTGTTTAGTTAGTTAGCTAGCTATTAAAGCTAACTAGTATTTACTAGCTTGTCAAGTTTTATTTTTAAGATAAGAGGCGAAACTTGATTTTGCGACCGAGTGTCTCGCCTCTCTTTTGATTTAGCTTAAATAGACTTGACCAATTTGTCTCCACGTCTAACGCTGAAACTATGGTCTCTTTCACATTGCATTATTAGCAAAGCTTCTTTCTTATTTTTTGCTAAGTATGAGCACGTTATGTAGCCATTTAGGGCGTGCTCTTCCCTAAGTAGAAAGGTAAATTGTTTTAGATTACCACAACTTATCTTATTTGTAGTTCTTAAATCGAGCATATCTAACTCCTCATATTGTTGAATATAGGTGTTCTTTTAAATATACGAACTAATATTTGTTAAATTCAACTGATTTTATTTTTGAGCAATTCTACTTCGTGCTCAAGTTTTTTTAGCATTTCTTGTTCTTTACCTAGTTCTAAAGTCATTGTTTCTGCAACCGACTTTAACAAATCCAGTGCTTTAAATAACTCTTTTATTGGTGTCTTCATTATTTGTCTCCTATGTGTAAAATATTATTCCTAATATATCTCCTTCTCTAATCAGAAGAAGCTCTTCTTCATCTTTGAGCACTTTGTTACCAGAATAGTCGTTAAATATTACGTAATCATCTGGTTCTAAAGTTTTTACATCGTTACCTACTGATTGCACAACTCCTCTTGTTTCTTTCTTTTGGTCGGATTGTGCTAAGACAATACCACTATCGGTAGTCTCTTTTATTTTATCTACTTTTACTGACACAAAATCGTGCAGTGGTTTTATTATGGTCATTTTTTATCTCCTTGTATGATTTTTCCTAACTTTTTATCGAACTCTTTAATAGTAAGTGCTCGATTAATTTTTACATCTCCTCTTTCGTTTGCAATGTAAAATATTTCTTGAGTAACTCTAGGGATTGCACCCTTGGCATATACTTTACTCATCATCTTGTCATATTGTCTAGTGCATAATCTGCATTTTTCTCTGCTTGAGCATCCATTTCTGCTGTCATATCGTCTTCCAGCTGAATCTCTTCTTTTGACATAGTAGAAGGATTATAATTATCTCTTATTCTCCTAATAGATGATATATTATTATAAAACATAAACTCAAAACCTAAGTCTTTAAGCTCATCTATCTTTCTACCTATTTCTTCTTGTAATTCAAACGCTTTTTCTGCTTTACTCATTATTTCTCCTATTCTGTTTTTGTGTAAATTTCTATTTCATTAGTTAAATCCATATTACTTGCTAAAAGATTATCTTTCTCTGTAATAAGATGCCCATATTCGTAGTTTCCTTCTAATCCATCTGCATATTGAACTACGATTACGTCTTTATCTCCATATTCAACTAATATATCTTCTAACTCTTTAATTAATTTACTAATCTTCATTAATCATCCTCCATTAGCTTATTATATTCTTCTTCTGTATCTGGAAACTGAATTACTGATTTTATATCGTGTAGAATATCTCTCATTTTATCTATATCTTTAGCATTGTTAGTGCTTGATTCTATTCTATTAATTAATATCAGCATCATATTTATATGCTTGAGCATTGTATCTGTATCGGTTTTAAGCTTTTCGATTTTATGCTCAAGACTTGCTATTTCTAGAATGTCTCTTGTGCTACGCTTCTGCAATGTGCTCACCTTGTCCTTTCGCAATTTGAGCTTCTAAGTTCTTTAACTCTTTACTTATAGCTTTAGCTATGTCTTGAGGATTAGACAAGTTACCTAAAGATTCTGGTGTAACTGCTATGTTTTGCCTCTCTAATTCCTCTATGTGCTCAGTTTTAACTCGTGTGATAACATTGCTAAAGAACTTTAAGAATGTTTCCACCTCTATCTCTTTACTGAAAGTAAACGACTGAGATAAAAACCTAAGACCTTCGTTAATCATTGGATTTTCTGAGGTAAAACTAAACACCTCTTGAGAATCTCCTTCTGACATAGCTTGTTTAGTCTGTTCCCAACTCATTTTGCTTTCAGAGATAGCTTCTAGAGTGTCTGATATGTCTTTAAGATATTCTTTGAGGACAAGAGATTCTTCTCTGTCGTCTCTTAAAGAGATATGATAGATGGACATTCTCCATTCATACAATGAATAATCAACGTCTCTCTGTGTTTCTTTAAGATAGCCTTTAGCAATTAGTTTTGCTAAGTCTGCAAAATACATATCTCCATATTCCCAAGAACCATAAGTAGCATCACTCTTGACTGCTGTCATAATTCTAGCAGTGTTAGATGAAGTCAACTCTTTAAGTGCTTTTGGTGAGTTCCAACATTTGAGCACGCGAAATTCTGCATTTGTTCCATAGATTTCGTGTTCTTTTGTTAGTTCGTATGTAATATAAGGGTTGTCGACCTTACGTTCTTTCTTGCAAGTATTGATATTTAGTGTGTCCATAGTTATTTCGCAAGCTTTCTTAGAATACTCTAGGAATTGCTCTTTAGAAAAATTTTGAACTGGGTTAACGTTGTGTGTAAAGCTGGTGTGTCCTTCTGGAACTGCCATAATATTACTCTCCTTGTGGTTTGTTGTTGTTTGAATGTCGCAAATTCAGATAAAATCTACGAAATCTGTGAATTCTTGTCAAGTTATTTTTAAAAAATCTTTTTGTTATCGTCATAAACAAGCTAATTACCAAAAACCAGTAGAAGAAATCGCAAAACCCTACTAAAAATTCAGTTAATGATACGTATGAGTTGTCAGATATTAAATTATGTCTCAAGTGCTCGAATATTAACACTGAAATCAATGAAATTGCTATGGATAAAGCAAAAGTTACTCTCCAAGATAGTTCTATAACTCTGTTAATGTAGTATTTAGTCATATTTTCTCCTATTTTATCTTCGCATTGCCTAGTTGTAACTTACCAGACCTTAAAAGTGCTCGTGCTTCTTTCATATTATAACCTTTTGAAGAACGTCGTGTGCATCTTTTCTCGTCAATAGCACTTTGTAAGGCGTGTCTTAACATAAGGTCTGGAAAAGCTTTAAAGTTTTCTTTTCTTTTTTGGGAATCTTTCTTTTTTCTTATATCTAATTCTTTACCTTCATATCTTCTTTTGGCGTTTTTAGCTCGTTGTTTATCTCTTGAAGCTTTATTACACCAATAATTAGCTGTAGCATAAGATACGTTGAACCTATCAGCTATTGACTGATAAGTCCAACTTTGTTTTCTAAGTGCTCGCATTTTATCTACGACATCTTGTGTTACTTTGTATCTTTTGTCCAACATCAGTTGATAGAAGTGTCTGGTGTGTATGCATCTTTAAAAGATAAGTCCTCTTTCAAGGTTCTTAAGTCTCTAGATGCCTCTAAAATAGTAGCTTTACAACCATTCATATAACCAGCGTAGTAAATTGCTATCATTTCTGGTGGTGTGTCTTTCGGAACAACGTCTCGAATCAAACTTTCTATTACTTTAAAAGAACTTAAAGTAATGTCCTTATTTTCGAGCACCTTTAGCACTTCTGCTTGGATTTCTTCTATCCTTGGCATTATATTATTTCTCACGTTACTATTAACCATCATTCATTCTCCTTTGTATAGGTTTTAATTTAACTAATATTCGTTTAGCCATTTTATCCATAATTTCTAAACTTACTGATTGAGATAAATACATATCTAAAAAATCAACAATTTCTAATATGTCAAACTCGTCATTATTTTCGTATTTTTTGTTAAAATATGTCATACTTCCTCCCATTCTATGTTTGTGTCGTCTCCATGCTCTATAGTCTCAAAATTAATATATCCTTGAGCACCAGTATCTTCTGACTTGAATTTAATTTTACCGATTGGTGTATGTCTCTCTATAATTCCACTAGCCATACTTAAAGAATTATGTATATCTTCTCTGTTTAACTCTTGCTCAGACTCTACGTAATAGTGTTTAGTGTCTACGCTTGTTTCTGTTACTTTATATTCATATTTAGCCATTATTTATTCTCCTTTAGCATTTTATTTATTGCATTAATCATAAGCTTTGCTTGAGAGTTTTCAGTTTCTAGGATAGTATATTGTTCTCTCTCTTCGTCATAGTATCTACCATCATAATCTTCAAACTCTCTCTCCATAATTCGGTTGTTGCATTTTATTGTAACTTGCAAACTTTTTTTTATGGACATTACTATTTTTTTATAGTCCATTATTTATCCTTCTTTCTACCAAAGAAATCTGCAAGTCTAGCTGGTATAACTACTTTGTCGTTACAATCGTCACAACATCTGCCATCATTGACTGGTTGAGCATTGTGTCCATCAGACCAATAAACTCTACCTTCTGGCGTTTTGTGTTCTTGTATTGGTTCTGGACATATTGAACATTGTTTCATAGGGTGTTTCTCCTTCGTGGTTATTAAATTTTCCGAGGGTAACAAGAGGTATATCAGCTATCCCTCGGTTAGTGCGACGAAGCACATAATTTTTTGGTGTTGTTTGCAAAATCATCGACACAACTTACTGCGAATTATTGAGGTTGTCAAGGAATTTTTCATTTATTTTTCTCTATCTCCTTATGCGTAAGAGCTTAGAGGGATGCACCTCGTATCGATTTCTAGATTCGCAACTTTTTAAAGGTGCTCAAGTTTTTTTGTCGACGAGACGGACGACATAAACAAAAAACCCCCTAGCATAATCGCTAGAGGGTTCTTCGTGCCTACTGAGGTTCTCGTCAGTATCTTCGTGCTGGATATTTCTTAATACAATCGTTGCACTTGATACCGAAGAAGATTCCTCGGTGGTCTGTTCTTTGCCAAGGATGATACCATCCTCCTACAAGTGGATTCATCGTCATAAGGTCTGGCGATTTCTTCTTGCAAATCTGGCAACTTTGTTTTATTCCCTTGTGCTCTTCGTCGTGATATCTCATTAGTAGTCCTCTGTGTTTCCATACATTTCTACTATCTCTTCACATAGCTCAATAACTCGTGGAACGTGTCTTTTTTCGTATTGTCCTACGTATTCCTCACAAGTCTCAGCGTCTCCACAAGCCTCAAGGAACGTTTGCACGTCCTCTAAACAAGGAGCAGTGTGCTCAAAAAGCAAGTGACTCCCTCTCTTGTCGTTTAGTTCAGCATTGCTGATGTCATTTGATATTGTTTCGTGTTGTTCGTCTGTTAAAGCCATTTTGTAATCTCCTTTTTGTGTGCCCTCAGCTTTATTGCTAAGGGCGTTAGTGTTAGTGGTGCTCAGTCTCTTACTACTCCGACAACGTTAGTAAGAATGTCGCTGAAGTGGTCGTTCTTACCGACGTAGACATCAGCATCGACTAGCTTTTTGTATGTCTCTAGATTATCCTCTGGTGATATTCTAGTGTAAAGAGGATAGCCAAGACCATCGCCGATACCTAGACAACCCTTCCAGTATGAGAAGAGTATGTCTCTGAAGATACCAGTAACGCAGTAGTTGACTAGCTTGCTCTCGTTGATAGGCTCGCCAGCTTTCTTTGCTATGAACTTAGTCACCTCGATGCATCTGTCGACGTTCTTCATACCAGAGAATTTGTTTAGTCTGATATTGCTCTTGTCCATATAGCTAGTGCTACCGAAGGAAATCTCGGTCGCGTAGCCTTTCTTCTCGAGCACCTCACAAATTGCAATCGCTTTAGTAGCTGTCTCTATGATTCTCTCAGCATCTACTGAACCAGACTGAGCATAGTCGATAAACACTCTGACTGATTTTTGAGAGTTGTTTCTCTTGAACGTCTCCATAGGATTAAGACCAGTCATTGCTTTGTCGATGTTTACGATACAACCAGCAATGTCTGAACGACGTTTACGTCGAGTGTCTAGACCAATAGAACCTAGCTTTGCTATGCGTTCTGGACTAGCGAGCAACTTACTCTTCGCGTTCTTGTAGTAAGACCAGCCTTTGTCTGATGCATAGCCCTTGGCTATCTGCTTGAGCAAGAACTCACGATTGTTATAGTCGAGACAACTCTCGAACTTACCATAACTACCGACACAATCGAACTCTAACGCTATCTCTGGACAATCATTCGTAGCCTCAGTTATTAAGTCTGAGAGGCTGTCGAACGCGTGAGTCAAGGTCGTAACTTTACGCGTAGATGCACCACTACGAGCCATCTCAGTCTCAGTGTAACGCGTTCTATTCTTCGTCAAAGGTCTGTTCTTGTCGTTTACTCTCTGTGTTGGTGTCGACATTAAGCCACCTCTACTGACATAAACTCTGAGAGGTCTACTTCTATCGTCGTCAAGCCATACTTCGAGAACTCGGTATTTCTACGAGCACCGATTGAGTGAAGCTCGTCATTAGTCCAGTCTTGAAGATACACCTTGAGCACTTCCTCGGGTCTCCAACCAGCCTTGACTAGTTTGATTGCTTGACCTATGAATCGAGGGGTGCAATCTCTGTGAAGTTGCTTGCTGTCTACGCGTCTGTGTGCGTTGACGTAGTCAAACAATTCTCTGAGATAGATTGTCTGGGTGAACTTGGTTTTGTTCTCTAGCATCTCGTCGCTAGTCAATCTCTCTATCTCTGGATACGACGTGAAGTCGTCTGGTAATCCGAGCATAGCATTGACGATACGTCGGTCAACGTCTAACTGCCACTTTGAGCACGTGAATCTGTCGAGGGTCGCTGAGTCGAGCTCTTTTCTTACAAAGCTACCTGCTGAACCTCCTCCAGAGTTTGCATTTCCCCACGTGTTGGCTGAGCAAATGATGTGACAATTCTCAGAACGTGTAGCTGACTCTTGCCCTCTACGCAAAGGAACGCTAATCTCGTCGTTGGCGAGTAGAGAGTTAAGACCGACCAGAACGTCTGGGTCTGCGTTGTCAAACTCGTCTAACAAGATTGTTCCTCCATTCTCGACGATGTCTAGGAATTGAGTATCGAGGAAAGAACCATCGATGACCATTCGACCAGTCAAGTGTGCCTCGGAAACTCCAGCACTTAGCGAGATAGAATAGAACCTATCATCGTCGTGACCTAACAACGCGTTCAGTTGTCGACCCATTGTCGTCTTACCAGTTCCAGCACCACCGACGAGCAGAACTTGTTTGTTAGAGGATAGCATCTCGAAGATACGAGGCACTGCCCAATGCGTGATGAGACCATTGTCTGGTGTCTCCTCTGGTTGAGCACCTTTGTCACCCTTGAGGATGGCTTGTGCTATCATATCGAGCTTTTTCTCCATAGCATCTACGCGTTCGGTATCAGCTCCAGCTGGCTGAGGTGTCTTAGTCGGTGCTGGCTGAGGTGTAGTATCAGCTGGCTTGTCTTCGCGTTCTGGTGTGCTCTCGGCTGGCTTAGTGTTGGCTCTGTAGAGGTCTGCTCTAAGACCTCTGGCTATGCTCTCTAAAGCATCCTTAGAACCATCTCTAATTTCCTGTCTAAGCTGTGACGATTGTGCTCGGTCAAATACTCTGAGCTCCTCTGCTTTATTGACTGCATCTCTGAGCAGTGGTCGCATCTCGTCTTTTACGCGTAGATAACCATTCTGGGCATCTCGTAGTGCTTCTCTCATTTTCTCTATATTCATTCTCTGTTCCTCCTCGGAAGTTGTGTTGTGTTTATTCTTCGTCGCTTTACTCTCGGTGATAATCATACTTGCTCCTTCGCGTATAGTGATTCTCCTCGTTGTTCGTCTATTGTCAGCAGTAGCTCATCCTCTATGGCTATTGTCTTGAGCACTTGGTTGACTCTGAACGCGTTCTGAATGTTGCTCAGTTCGCATAGATAGCCAGCTAAGTGGTGAGTTCGCATCTCTTGAGACTCCAACGCGTTAGCAATGCCATTTAGGAATTTTTCCTCGGTGATTACCTCTTGTTGTAGCCATTCCAGAACGCGAACCTCGTGTTGCTTATATAATCTCGCACACGTAGGTGAGTTCGACTGATTTACCTCGGTTGAGAATATTGCCATCTCTTCGCGTAGAGAGGACTCTACCTCTGGGCTTCTCGGCTCTTCTTCGCGAACTATCGTGGTCTCAATGTATCTACGCGTTCTCTCAGCGAGGGATACACCCTTCGCGAAGTTCGCGTTCTCAATCATTGCACATTCTCTCTCGGTCATTATCTCTGTATTCATTGTTAGCTCCTTAGCTATGTCGAGACATTATGGTGTTGTTCCTCGGTGGTGTCTCAGTTCACCTCGGTTTCTGCACTAATTTACAACATTATACGCACAAAGGGAAGAACTTTCGTAATTCTATGAGGGGTCTCACTACGCATAATGCGTTCGGTCTGCTACGCACGTAGGACAAAATGAGTGAAGTTATGAGGTTTGTCGACATAAACGTCCTCGACAAATCACAAATGGAAATGCTCGAAAAGTGCTCAAGTTTGGTGCTCAATCAGGTTTCGGTTCTCAACTAGTTCTGGTGCTCGTTCTCTAATCTCTCGTCGATACTCAACCAACTTTTCCTAACCTAGAATCAGAACGAGGGGGGTTATGCACGTAGAAAAAGAAGCACGCACATACTTGTGTAATTTTTTAAGTTTTTGTTGTGTCTCTATGTCTTGATATAGAAGGATTTAGAGAATCGGCTAACTATACTAACTATACTAGCTAGAGGTTTGACGCTAGTTCTAGCTAGAAATTAATGACTTTTTGAAGTGAAGTCAAGAACTATCGCTATATATATAATAATTTTTTTTTAAAAAAACACTTGACTATTGTTTTAATAGCTATTTAAACTTAGATATGAAAAGAAAAACAAAAGCCACCAATAAAGAGATTGTATTCAACATAGCTTCCAATAAGAGATTGATTATGGAAGTCACACAAAGACTACAATGGTTAGAAGATGTCATTAATAAATATATAGAAATGAAAGAAGATACCAATAAATTTAATAAATTTTTACAAGACTCTATTGTAGGTGCTGATGAAAAAGATAAAGATACCAAATAAGCCCTTAAGGCTTGATATAAACGGTCACACTTATTCTATTCGTTTTATTTCTGGCTCTAAAGCAGAATTTGGTACAGACGATTTAGAGATACTAGGAGCTATATCTATGCGTAATTGCGAGATAATACTAGAAGCTCAAATGAAAGATTCCAAAATACTAGAAGTATTGTGCCACGAAGTAATGCACGCTGTTACTTATGGTACTAGTTTAGAAATGTCAGAAACACAAGTCCAAGTTGTTGCTAATACCTTATACCAATTAGGCTTTGGTAACTACTTATGGGAAAAATCAGGAGGAAAGTATGATTCCTAACTATGACGCAATAATAAAGAAGGCTAAGTCTTTATGCGATAACAAGAATATAGACTATGCACAGACACAAGAACCTTTTTCTAACTTTGAAATGGTAGAATCGTTAAAAATATGCGATACACCTACAGGCATTTTAGTTAGAATATCAGATAAGATAGCTAGAATTGCTAATTTATTGAAGAGAAATGGCAAAATGGCTATAAAAGATGAAAAACTAGAAGACACTATGCTAGATTTGATAAATTATAGTATAATTTTACTAAGTTATTATATGTATACCGAAGATTCGTTACATATTTTAGACAAAAAGGAAAAAGAAGATGATAGTACCAGGTAAAGTACAAGAAATTACTTTAAATAAGAAAAAAATCAACTTGCATTGCATTACAGACGTTCATGTAGGTAGTAAAGTGTTTGATAGGCTTTTATTTTTAAAAGTTATAGACAAAATTAAAAAAGACCCGAATGCATTTTGGTTTGGTAATGGTGATATGTTAGAGTTTATTCCACCTAACTACCATATACCAGAAGGAGACCAAGCATTTGATAATAACGAGCAATATGAACAGTTTGTTAATATGATTAGACCTATTAAACATAAGTGTTTATTTGTTAGAGGTGGTAATCACGACACATTACGTTCAGTCAGACTAGCAGGAATAGACATTATTCGTGTTATGTGTGACGATTTAGAGATTCCATACTTTCCTTTCCCTGGATATACAGTGATTAACTACAAAGGTGGACAATTTACTTTTGCTAGTGGTCATGGTAAAGGTGGAGGTAAAAATGGAGACTTAGAGCTACAAAGACTAAGAAATATATTTCCTGAAGCCGATATGTACTATTTAGGTCATAATCACCAGCTATATGCTAAACCTATAGATTCTTTCGAGATTATGAAAGAAAATGAAGAAGTTCGTAGACAATGGTTTGTTAGGGGTGGTTCTTTTATAGGATATGCTGAATACGCACGATATGCTATGTTTGAGCCACAAACTAAAGGTTGGGTAGAGGTTAGGTTGTCTTCTAAAGAACCTGACTATATAGTGCATAGAAAATGAAAAAAAGAATAATTAAAGATGAGGAGCATATAGTTTATGACAATATTGATGAACTTAGGCAGGTTATGCCAACACAAAGAATATATAAAGATTGGAGGAATGCTCCATTACTGTCTTGGATTTTAACAGATGATGGGCAGGTTTGTCAAATACTAGACAAGGGAGCATTAAACAATAGAGAATATATTCGCACAGCTATCGGTATGCATAATTGTGCTCCTTCTTCTAGAATTGAAGGAGAACTTAGAGAAAACATTTATAACTTCAATGGAGTAAACAGTAAAAAACATTTTAAAGAAAGAAAAGAACCTACTAAGCAAGAATTTTTATTTGCTAAGTATGTTGCTAAGGGAGAAGGGGTAGTCGACGCATATAAGCAAGCTTTCCCAGCAGCTAAATCAAAAGAGTATATTACTACTCAAACAAACTTATTATTAAAAACAAAAAGGATAAAACAGTTGATAGACAAAGAAATAGAAAAACTATTAGAAAAAGTAGAAGTTACACCTCAGTACTTGTTAGAAAAAACAAAAGAAATAGTAGATAAGGTAGATGTCAAGGATAATGATAAGCTAAATTCTATAAAGATACTTATGGAATTATCTGGTATGTTGAATAAAAAAGAGAAACAAACCGAATCTATTCAGTTATTTAGTGGATTTTCAGATAAACAATTAAAATTACTAGAAGGTGGAAATGTCAAAAAAATTGCAGAGCAAACAAGGGAAGTGCCTGATATGCCAGAAAACGATTGAACTACAACAAACTTACGTTCCAGTATTCGATATAGTATATGATGATATTGAAATAATACCTTCTGATAAATATATTAATATTAATTGTAGTTGTTTATCTGTATATAATGAAGATGCTGAATTAATAGGTTTGAACAAATCTTTTATTAGGGAGCATGGTGAAGCCTAGTATTACAGATAAAGAAGAGTTACTTTATAAAGCGTCTAAGGATTTAATACTGTTTGGTAAATTATTTTTACCAAATGATTTTTTACATAAATCCGAATCTCCACCTTTTCATTATGAATTAGGTAAAAAATTGATTAGTACAAAACCTGGAGCACGTATTTGTAATGTGCTTCCTAGAGGTTTTGGAAAATCAGTATTAATGAAGGCAGCTATTATGCACAAGCTGTGTTTTGCTTCTAAAGATGAACCACAGTTTATGGCTTGGGTTGCTGAAGAACAAGGTCAGTCTATTGACCATTTAAAATATATTCGTTCACATCTAGAAAATAATGACGCTATAAGACATTACTTTGGTAATATGTGTGGTGGAGACACAGGTAAGAGATGGACAGAAAAAGACTTAGTAACTAATAAAGGTCATCGTATAATTGCTAAAGGTACTTCACAACGTCTTCGTGGTCGTTCTGAGGTAGATGTAAGATATACAGGTATTATACTAGATGACTTTGAATCAGAGCTTAATACTAAAACAGCAGTACGTAGAGATGAGATTAAACAATGGATTGTTTCTACAGTATATCCAGCTTTAGAAGAAAGTCCAGGTAAAGAAGGATGGATATGGTTATCAGGTACAATCGTACATTATGACGCTTTCTTACAAAATATTCACGACGGTTGGCAAGAATCAGTCAAAAATAAAAAAGATTACCCTTGGGATGTTACATTCATTAAAGCTATAGAAGATGGTAAAGCTACATGGGAAGAACAATTTTCTTTAGATAAATTAAAAATAAAAAGACAAGAATTTATAGAAGCTGGTAAAATAGATAAGTTTGCACAAGAATACATGAATGATGCTAGAGATTCTGCATCAGCTACATTTCAAATGGATAAAATTAAATACCACAACTACGACTTCTTTACCGATGGACAATTTTGTTATTTAAAAAATCAAGAAGAAATGATACCTATATATGTATATCTTGGAGTTGACTTAGCTCATACAGCTACAAAAAGCTCTGACTACCAAGTAATAATGGTAATGGGTATAGATGCACAAAAAAACAGATATGTAATAGATTACTACCACGATAAGATACCAGCGTTTGATATGCCAGAACAAATTATAAAGATGGCTAAAAAATATGCTCCTATACGTAGGTGCTCAGTAGAAACTGTAGGTGCTCAAGAAATGGTAAGAGATATGGTAGAAAGAATGGCAAGAAAAGAAAAAAGATTACTTCCAGGTATTAAAATGGGTGTACGACCTCCACATGGTATTAAAAAAGAAGATAGACTTGAAATGTCACTAGGAAGTATTGTAAATAGTAAGAAACTATATTTAAGAAAACAACATACAGAACTTATAGATGAATTGTTTCAATTTCCAAAAGGAAGAAACGATGACTTACTTGATGGTCTATATTATTCTGACTTTTTTGCTAAACCACCTAGAAGTACTGTTATTAAAAATGATGAGTATGAAAGCGTAGATGATATGTTACCTAGAGTAAGAACTAAAATTAATTGGGTAACTGGATTAAAAGTATGAGATTTCGAGCAATTACTGGTAGTAAATTCTTTAGGGATATGGTATCTGACTATACACTAGAAGAATACCTTGGCTACTTAAAAAGGGTTGAAGGGTACAAAAATAAAGTAGGGGAAATATTTTATCCATACGATTCACCAGAAGGTGGATTTAAAACTATAGGATACGGATATAAAATTAAATCACTTTCAGAGCAAAATGCTTTAGATAAAGGTGGCATGACTGTTTTGGAAGTAGAGCAAACACTAGAACATGAAGCAATTCTTTCTTTAATGCACTCAAAGAACTATTGTGTAGCTAAGGGAATAAAGTGGAATAATGTAGATGACAGACTAAAGCACGCTTTAGCTGATTATTATTTTAATATAGGAAACTTAAAAAGTTTTCCAACTACATCTAAATGTTTAATGAACAATGATGTTAAAGGTGCTATAGAAGATGACCCAACAAGAGAAGGGTTTAAGCACTATGAAAGAGTATACAGAGACACAGAAGGTAATAGAAAACCTTTAGGTCGTAATAAAGAATTTTATAAAGAATTTTTAGAACCATATTTAAAAGAGGAAGCATAGTGGCAAAAATAGACAACATAGGATTATTAAGAAAGCTTTACAAAGCAGTAGATAAAAAAAGAAATCAATTTAATGATAAGTTTTCTTTATCAAGAGTTAACCACGATATAAATATGTACAATGTACAAAATAAGACAAACATACCTAAACCTTTCGGTGGTAAGACTGAGTATGATTTAAAAGCAGAAGCTGCAAATAAAAAAAATAACAAATCAAGGTAAATAATTATGTCACCAATTAAAGAAGACCAAAAAGCAAGAGATAATAGAAATTTATTTAGAAAGTATGCAGATGCTAGAAAAGATTGGGATGTAGAAGCAAGAGATGCAATAGATTTTACATTAGGTAATCATTATTCTGCAGCAGAGTCTGATTTATTACAATCTATAGGTCAAGCAGACTTTACAATAGATAGAATATATGCTGCTATAGATAAACTTAAATCTATTATGACTTCTAAGCCAGTTAAGTTTAGTGTTTTAGCTAGAGAAGATTCTGACACTAAAATGTCTAATGTATGGAAAACTTTATTAGAATACGTATACGATATTTCTGATGGACAACACCATTTTAAACAAGCAGTACATGACTATGCTACTACAGGTATGGGATATTTTTATGCTTACATAGACCCTGAAAAAGATTATGGTAGAGGTGAAGTAATGTTTACACATATTAATCCATTTAGGGTATATGTAGACCCTGCATCTAAAGATAGATATTTTAAAGATGCAGCTAATATAATATTGTCTACTATAATTACAAAAGAACAGTTATTAGATTTATATCCAGATGTAGAAGAATTTTTACCTAATATAGAATTACATGCACAAACAGATGTATATGACGACTATCCAGACTCTACTCAAAAAAACAGTCAAAAAGTATTTACTCCTGCTGAGGTAGATAGTAAAGATTATGATGGTGCTATTACAGATAGATATAGATTATTAGAACGATTTACTAGAGTAAAAGTTCCTTTTTATAGAATAGCTGATAATAAAGAAGGTTCTGAAATTATTATGAACCAAGAACAGTTTTTTATATTTGCTGAACAAAATGAAAGAGATATTGAATCAGGTAGATATGAATACGTAGAAATTTTACAAACAAGAATTAAAGTTACAGCATCTTTAGGTCAAGTATTATTATATGAAAATATATTAGATACAGACACATATCCAATTATACCTGTACCAAATATATGGACAAATACTCCATATCCTAAGTCAGATGTAAATAAAGTAAAAGATATGCAAAGACTTTTAAATAAGTTATTCTCTCTTGCATTAGCACACGCACAAACTTCTGCTGGACTAAAACTATTAGTTCCACAAGGTAGTGTAGAAAGTATTTCTCAACTTGAAAAAGATTGGGCTAATCCTAATGCTGTAATAGAATATGACCCTAGTTATGGAGAACCTCATTTTCCAGCTCCTCAAGCATTATCTGGAGAATTTTACGCACTAATTAGTCAATGTGAAAGATACATTGATTTAAATTTTGGTGTTCCAGAATTATTACAAGGATTGAAATCAGGTGCTTCTGATAGTGTTCGTGGCACTATGTTGTTAGCACAAATGGGAGAAGGAAGAGGAAATAGTAAATTAAGAGATATAGAAATGTCTTTACAACAACTAGGTAAAGTAGTTTATCAGTTATCTAAAGAACATTATACTTTTGAAAAGAGTTTTAGAATTGTACAACCTAATAATGACATTACAGAGTTTAGTGTAAATAATAGAATGTATGACGATAAAACAAATGAGCTATTAAAAATTAAAAACGATATTACAGCAGGACAATTCGATGTAAGAGTTGTTGCTGGTTCTACAATGCCTTCTAATAAATATGCAGAATATCAAATGTATATGGAAGCCTATCAAATGGGATTAATTGATAAAGTAGAAGCATTAAAGAAAACTGAAATATTTGATAAACAAGGTGTACTTGAAAGAACTGGAGAAGTACAAAGAATGAAAAGTATTATTGGTCAATTACAAGACCAAATAAAAGTTCTTAGTGGAGATTTACAAACTGCCCAAAGAGAATCAATGAGTGACAGAAAACGTGTAGTTGTTGAGAAGTTTAAAACACAATTAGGCAAATCTGTTACTAACGCTGATGCTCAAGTTAGAATCGACGCTGAGAAAGAAAAACAGAAACAGAAACAACAGGTGCAGGCTGGTATTGATTCATTAATGTCTGAAGATATTGGTGGGTAAATTAAGCACATCTGAAGGAGAAACGTAATGAGTGAAAATGAAATAAACGTACACGAAAACGAACAAGTCGTTGAAGATGTACAACCTTTAGAAGGTTCAGAAACTTCTGAAAATAATGTAATAAATGAGCAAGCTAATGAACAGGATTTGAGTTCCGACGATGCAACAGATGCACGTAAATTCCAGTCTATGTACGATAAAGCACAAGCCGAAGTTGAAAAACTACAACCAGTAGCAAAGCTATTTCAGGATAATCCTGAGTTGGTAGACGTAGTAAGAAACCATTTATCAGGGGGTAAAGGACAGGAAGAAGAAAAAGTGAAGTTAACCCAAGAGGAATTTAATCCTTGGGATGCGTATACAGACCCAAATTCTAAATCATTTGAAATGAGACAACAAGAAATTGATGCTGCAGTAAGTGACCGTATGAAAGACTATATGGGAAGGCTTGAAGCCCAACGAGCTGTAGATAATCTTGAGCATAAAGCTCAGACTGATTTTAAATTGTCAAATGAAGATGCTAAAGATTTTGTAAATTTTGTTACGCAGCCTAGAGAGCAATTACCTCTAGATACTTTATTTAGCGTTTGGAACGCTAAAAATAATGGAACTATGCAAACCAATAACAATATAGAGAGTGTAAGAAAAACACAATCAATTCCTAAGTCTGCTGGACTTGTACAAGGAGGACAACCTCCTAAGATGTCTGAAGACGATAATATGTGGAGTAATATATTGAAAGCTGGTAACCCTATTTCCATTGGTAAAAGTATCGCTAAAAAATAATCTGGGAGGATTAAAATGGCAATAACAAGTGGACAAATGAAAGCACAAAATCTAAGTGCTGCTACTACTTCAACTGGTGTTTCTAACACTGGTGTTGCTCCAGACCAAAGACGATTATTTAACTTTTCTGATAGGATTGCTGAATTAGCACCTGAAGAAAGTCCGTTTTTCGTCTATCTGAGCAAAACTGCAAAACTTCCTACTGATGATTCTTTGTTCCGTTACTTAGAAGATAGAACAAAAATTAATTATACAAGTAGAGAGTTTTTCATCGATGGAAATGTTGCGTCATCTGCACAGCTAGTAGCTGGAGAAGACCATACATTTACTGTTGAGACTGCAACAGGTTCAACAACTGCAGCAGGTCGTGTAGACTGGTTAGTAAAAGGAATGGTAATAGCTATTAGAACATTAGGAAGAGCAGAAGATTCTGCAGGTTACGGAAACGTAATTGTACGTGTAGAAGGTGCTCCTTCCCAAAATGCTGCTGATACTACATTCGTAGGTAAAGTAATATCTGTTTCAAGTACAGCTTCTAACATGGATAAAGTGCTTAACGAACAGAGATGTCAGGTAATCGGTTCAGCTTACGCTGAAGGAACTGGTTCACCAGACGTATTTTCAGACAGTATGGATGACGGATTTGGATATACTCAAATCTTTAAAACAGCTGCTGAAATTTCAAACACTGCTAACGCAACACAATTACGTGGCGTAAGTAATGAGTTTGATAGAGTCTTAGCTCAAAAACTAAGAGAACATAAGATAGATATTGAAAGAGCTATGCTTTTTAACCAAAAAGCAAGAATTGATGGCGTTCAATATTCAGAAGGTCTAATAGGACATATCATTAAAAATAGTACAGTAGTTGACCGTACAAGTGCTGGCTTAGCATACGAAAGTGGCAAAGCTTACTTTAGTAACTACAAACAAGCTGAACTTACTTATGATAACTTACTTGCTGACTTTGAAGTGGTATTTGACCCAGCTCGTGGTGGTTCTAACGAACGACTAGCACTGTGTTCTTTACCAGTGATGTCTTATTTCAATAAAATGGGTGCAGTTAGTTTCTCAGAAAACTCAACTAATGGCTCACAATATCGTCTAAACATGGATGAACTTAATGGACAGTTTGGTCACAAACTAATGCAACTTGACACTATACACGGTTCTGTGTATATGGTTAAAGAACCATTGTTCAGAGGACATTCAGATGGTATGATGGCTATGGCTGACATGAGTAAAGTATACTACAGACCATTAGTTGGTAACGGTATTAATCGTGACACTCAAGTTATGACAAATGTACAAAGTGCAGATGAAGACTTAAGAAAAGACATGATTCTTACTGAAGCTGGACTGGAAGTATGTTTACCAGAATCACATTATCTAATTAACTTAGAGTTAGGATAAGGGGGATATTAAAATGAGAAGTTCATACTTAGAAGAAAACAGTGGTGTAAGTAACTTTAAACTAAAATACGAAGAAGTTGCAGCAGCTAGAACCTTAACTGAGCTAGATTCAGGAAAAGTATTCGGTATTAATCAGGCATCTGCCTACGAAATTACTTTACCTTTAGCAGCTTCAGCTGGTGCTGGTTGGAATGCGAAATTCGTTTTATCAACAGTGGCTTCTAACGCAGTTACTATTGCTAACAATACTGCCGAAGATACAATCGTAGGTATAGTTGCAGGTGCAGATACTGGCACAGCAACAACAGCTACAGCTTCAGCAGAGTCAGCAGTTGATGAAATCGTATTCATTAGTGGTGCAGCATTAGGTGATACAGTAGAATTAGTTTGCAATGGAGTAAACTACTTTGCAAAAGCTGTAGCACACGATGTAGCACACATTACTATATCATAAAACAATCCGTGAGGATTAGCAGTTTGGGTACTGTGGGGTTATTCGTAAAAAGGTGTAACCCCAAACACCCATAATAAAATTTAATTAAATAGGAGAATACAATGGCAAATTTTGATACAACTACAACAGTTATTATTAATGATGTAAGTATAAAAGCAGATTCTGTAGCAGGTTCATTAGCTAAAGAAATTAATGATGCAATAGAAGACATTGATACTGCAAAACTTGTAGATATTAAAGCAGTAATGCTTGATAGAAGTAGAATTGCAGTTATTATAATTGAACAAAACTAATGTCTAAGTGTCAGCATTGTAGTGAACCTAATCCAGAAGGGTTATTTAACTGCCCTTCTTGTGGTAATAAAGCGAATAAGTCTAAGTGGACCACTAATACTTTTATTAGAAATGGTGGTTATGCAACAGCTATTAGAAAAGACCAAATAGATTTTGGTACTAAAGATATGAATGAGCATATAAACGAGACAAAGAAAAAAAATGATGTTGCAAGAGATAAAAAGATAAATTCGCTTATAAAGTGGAAGTAAATTAATGAGAGGTTTAAATACTAATATAAGAAAAAGTAATGGCGAGAAAAAAACTCGACAAGGTTGTAGTAAAAATACTAAACATGGAAATAAAATGAGTACAAAATATTATACTAAAAAATATAGAGGTCAAGGTAAGTAATGCCACTACAAGGTATAAATAGCGTTGACAATGTTTTAAATAACAAAGAAATGAAACAACAAATTAATAAAGAAAGTGCACACATGGCTTTAATGGCAGCTGGACTTACTCCTGGAGTAGGTATTTTTGCAGATGCTGCAGATGCTGCACTATATTTATCAGAAGGAGAGTTTGGAGAAGCAGCATTATCTGGAGTTAGTATGATACCTTTTGTAGGTCAATATGCAGGAAGCTTAAGAATGCTTAATAAAGCAAAAGAAGCAGGTGAACCTACAGTTAAATTTTTTAGAGGGGTAACAGATGTAAGGTATGAAAAAACATTTACAAAAGATTCTGCAAGAATGAAAGGTTCTATAGGGTTAGATAAAAAAGTACCTGAAGGAAATATTGTTGGAGGAGGAGATATTATAAGTTCTAAAGCAGGTCAATATGATGGTAGTTTAGGTTCTTATGCAGGGGATAATCTTTCTTCAAGTACTCGTCAAGCACAAAAAGATTATTTTGGAGTTTCTAATTCTACGAGAGAACTACCTGCACAAGCATTATATACAAGTACTAATCCTGACATAGCAGTACAATATGCTACAAAAAGTATGAAAAATGCAGACATACCATTAGATATGGCATCAAGAAAACCTATTATATTAGAATTTGAAGTTCCTGTTTCTTGGTTAAAACAAAATAGCAGAAAAGTATTATCAGCTGACAAAAATTTATATGATTCATTTAAAATCGGTGGACCAGGTTCTAAAAGTGCAGGCATGTTTCAAGATATGACTATATTTGACCAAGGACTACCTAAAGGCTTTTTATCCAAAGTACATAGATATGGAATACAAAAAGACAGTATTAATTTCTCACAAGGTTCTATGAAAAATTTAGAGTTCTTTTCTTTAAAAGATATAGGCTTATCAGGAAAATTAAAAAACGGAGTAGCAGATTTAACTAGTACTTGGGTTGACAGAGCTAATTTAATAAAAAAAGATGCTAAAGCATACGATAATATTGTAAAAGCAATTACAGGAGTAAAATTCTAATGGCTGAAACATTTAAAACTAGAGTAGAAGATTTAACTGGTGCAGTAGGTGATGACAATGCATTAACTACTTGGTTAACTGCAGGTGCTCGTTCTGTATTAAATATATTACCAAGTACTAAATTAGAAAGAATTGCAGGTAAAGACGATTTTACTTCTGCTATTGATGTTGAAGGTAAAAAAATTATATCTGTATTAAGAAAAGATGCAGGTAATAGTAATTTACGTATGCCTTGTAGAAAACTTCCACCTTCAATGATGGGAAGAGTTGATGATACAAATTATATGGAAGCTGCATCTGCTAGCGACCCTGCATATATTATTTTTAATAACGAACTTAATACGTTTCCTGCATCTGTATCTTCAAATGATAGCAGACTTATAGCCATAGATACTAGTATAACAGTAGCTCACGGAGACGGTTCTAGTGGTATAGCTAACTTTCCAGACGAAGCAGAAGATGCAGTAGTATTATATGCAGCTAGAAATGCATTAGAAAGATTAATGAATGACCTACAATCTAATGAATTAATAGACCACGCATCAACAGGTGCATTAGCACTTATGAATGCAGAGATTGATGATGTAGTTCATGATACAACTGGTTCACTTAAATTGGCTAAAGACCAAATAGGTGCTTTTGTTACATCTATAGCAGATATAGATGATACTACAGAGTTGTTTGACAACACAAATAAAAGATTTAAAGTAGTAAGAGATGCTTTGTTAAATGCTCAAAATATGATTGACGCTGATGGCTTTGGTACTGATTTAAGTGTAAAAGATTTTGTTGGAGATGTAGATACAGCTTTAGGTAAAATAAATGCACATCTAATTGATGAAGAAGCTATATTAACTGATGACCCAACTAGTGGAGATATTGCTACAGCATTAGGAGCAATTAAAACAGCTGTAGACCAAGCAGCAACAGCAGCAGGAAAATTTATTTCAGCTGATGAATCTGTTTTTGGAGACGAAGATACATTTTTAACTAGCAACTCTCAATTAACTAGAGTAAAAGATGCTTTAGATAAAGCTCAAGAAACTATTACTGGAGACCAGCCATCAAGTACTACTGACGCAAGAGGAGCTCAAGCAGAAGAAGATACAGAACTTGTTGCTTCTGCTATTTCTATAGCACAAACAGAAATTACAAGAGCTCAAACTCATTTAGCAGAATGGACTAGTATTGGAGATATGAGAGTTAAAGAAGTACAAGTAGCACTTAATGAAGCAGACGGTTTTACTAAAGAAATACAAGCTAGACTAGCATACGCATCATCTTATATAGCTGCAGCAAATGCTAGAAATCAAGAAGGTTCTTCAAGAATAGCTCAAGCTAATTTAGGTGTTGCAGTAGCACAACAAGAATTACAAAGAGCAAATATAGCCATAGCAGAAGTAAACTCTTTAATGGCTTCTTATCAATTAGAATTACAAAGCGTTGCTCCTTACATGAGTGAAGTGTCAGGAAAGTTAGCAGCAGCAGCTCAATATGGTCAAGAGTATCAAGCTAGACTTACTAGAGACCAGTCTAAGTATCAATGGTATACTCAGCAGTATGCTCAAGTAGATGCTAGATATAAAGAACAATTACAAACATTACAAGGACCTAAATAATGGCAGCAATAAAATTTACTGGAAAAGAAATATATAGTAGAGTTCTTCAAGCAGTTCCTGGAGTATCAGAAAACTATGTATTAAACTTAATAAATGAAGCATTGATTGATATGGGAACGCATCAACAAAAAGTAGAAAACGCTAAAACTGATTTAAAACATAATCAATTATGGTATGCATTAGATGATGATGAAGCTAATGTTACAATCAATAAAATATTTAGATGTGTTATACAAAACTCTGATGGAGAGCATATAATGATTCCTAGATTAACTCCTGGACAAATAAAACAATTTTATGACGAAACAAGTGCTGACACTAAAACAAACACTGCTTGGACGGAAGTATAATGGCAGCAATAGACAGTCCGTATAAAGACCCTTCAAAAACATTTGTTTGGTGGATAGAAGGCGATAGAATCGCTATAGCTACATCAGAAGGAGATATTAATACTACAGAAACAAGCGAAGGTAAATTAAAACCAGTTCAATTAGGTTCTGGAAACACAGTTACTGGTGGATTAATTATTTCTTATAATGCAGAGCCAGATAAATTAACTGCTATAGATGCTACTACAGCAATAGATATAGAGAATACATTACAGCCAGCATTAATAGATTTTGTAAAATATAAAGCATTAATAGATGCAGCTTCTAGAGAAAATAACCCTGGTATAGCACAAATTAGAATGGCTGCAGCACAACAAGCATTAGCTTCTTACAGAGAAGCAGTAAGAAAATTTGGAATGAAGAAAAACGATAAAACAGGAGGTACTAGAGCAATAGTACCACCTAATCTAATTTAACTATACGGAGAGAGGATATAAAGTGGAAGTAAGCAAAGATAGTAAAATGACATTGAGTATTGAAACGTTAATATCATTAGGAACTACTTTAGTGTTAGTAGTAGGTATGTGGTTTACATTACAAGCAGATATTAAAGAAGCAAAAGAATTACCTGAGCCTCCAATAGGTAGAACAGAGTATGACTTAAAAGACCAAATGATTAGAAATACAATTATTGAAACTGAAAAAGATGTACAAGAGATTAAAGAAGAACAAAAGGAAATGCGTACAGACGTTAAAAATATTGAACGTATGTTAATGCAAAAGTGAGGTACAGAGATGAATTGGTTATATGGTATTACATATTTGGTTGGTATTTGTTTATGGCTATCGCCCTTATATGCTCAAAGTAGTTTAAAAGATTTACAACAGATTCAATTATTAAGTCAAGAAGAATGTATAATAGTCCAAGTCAATGCAGATTGGAACTTTAAAGCATCATTAGATTTAAATGGCTTGAATAATTGTGTATGGTTTAATGCAAGTATAGACGACAAAGAATATGGTGCAATTATTACAGATGAGTGGAAGATAGTTTCTGTGCCAACAATAATTATGTTTGAATATGGTAAAGAAGTAAAAAGATTTGAAGCTGGATTAAGTTTCAATTTAGATAAAGATAAAATCATCAAGGAAATCAAAGATGAAATTGATGAAATACAACTAAGGAAGTTTCAATGATATATTTAGCAAGATGGTTTAAAAAGTTATTTTATGGTTCATTGTTATTAGGAACTTTAGTAGCACAAGACTTTTTTAAGTTTAGCACTATATATGGTGCATATAGTTTTAGTAGTCCTGTAACTAAAGAACTACAATATCAAGTATCTGGTGGACAATTACAAGAGTTACAAGAAGAACTAGACGACCATAGTATTATGACGTTTGGTATTAGAAAGTTAGCAAGGTTTGGATATGAAAACAAACCAGAGGTGTGGTATACTGGAGATGAAGCACCTATTAATGAAAGTGTAGCTATTGGTAATGTACCTACTGGTTGGGAGTATGTAATACAATACTCTGACCACAAAGAGTTTGAAGAAGAGTTTGTGAACGAACAATATATGTTACGTTATATGGGAAAGAGTTTTTTGGTAAAAGCCAATTACGATTCCAGGGGATTAGAAGACGTAGAGTTCGCAGCATTAGATATGCGTTACAAAAAAGACATAGGTAATCTAGCACTATCATTAGGAGTAGCTGGTAGAATGCATCCAGCATACTTAGACTTTAGACCTATTGATTTATGGTGGGCTGAACAAGGCATTAACACAGATGAGTTTACACCATTCTGGGATTTTGCTTATTTTTATGGTTATTCAGATGAGTTCGTAGAGCAGTTTACACAATATGGATATAGCTACTTTGATTATAAATGGTATGATGCAGAAGGTAATCTTGTAGCAAACACAGATGACCAATTTTATAAACAAGTATATGGAGAGCTTGTTAAACAATATAATGAAGAATATGCAAAAGACTTAGGGTATCAAAACGAACTAAGTTTATCAGTAGGTGCAGACTATTACAAATACACACCTAAGAACTGGTTGCACATGTGGGTCACAGCTTACCCAGTAACTAAAGGCATGTCTGACTATTCATTTAACTATGATGTAGTAGACAATGGTATGGACTATGACTTAGGTTTAGTTTATGGTTGGAAGTTAACTAAAAAGTTTGGAGTATTTTTAGAAGGTAGATTTTTGTCAATGTACGATGTACAATCTTATGAGTCTAAGGTTGGATTAAACTGGTTGATATACTAATGGCTAAGAAAAAAACAAAGAAAAAAAAGAAAGGCTTGTATGCAAACATACACGCTAAGCGTAGAAGAATTAAAGCTGGTTCAGGAGAAAAAATGAGAAAGCCTGGAAGTAAAGGTGCTCCTACAAAAGCTAATTTTAAAAGAGCTAAGAAAACAGCCAAGAAAAGAAAGAAAAAGAAATAGTGGCTAGAAAAAGAAAAAAAGCTATACGCAAGACTACTAAAGGTAAGAACGCTAATTATAGAAAAACTAAGTCTGGAGCAGGAATGACTGCTAAAGGTGTTAGAGCTTATAGAAAAGCAAATCCAGGTAGTAAATTAAAAACTGCTGTTACTGGTAAAGTTAAGAAAGGTAGCAAAGCAGCTAAAAGAAGAAAATCATATTGTGCAAGGTCTTTAGGACAACTTAAAAAAAGTTCTGCTAAGACTAGAAATAATCCTAATTCAAGGATTAGACAAGCACGTAGAAGATGGAAATGTTAAAGGAGATACTATGTATAAGAAAGCAAAAAAAGTGTATAAGAAACCTAAGAAAAGAAAGAAAAGGAAATAATATGAATTGTGATTGTGGATGTGGAATATGCCTAAGTTAGATATGATAGGAAGTATCATTGATAAAGTAGCTGGTCATGTAGACAAGTTTACTTTAGACAAAGAAGAAAAAGCTCAGTTAATTATGGAGATTAACAAAGCACAAATAGAAGTTAATAAAATAGAAGCTGGTTCTAGTAGTTTCTTTAAAAGTGGCTGGAGACCAAGTGTGGGATGGATTTGTTCATTTGCGTTAGGTTATCATTTTGTGTTACAGCCTATGTTAGCATTTGGATTAACTGCAGCAGGATATACGTTAGTACTTCCAGAATTTGACATGAGTACTTTAATGACTGTTTTGATGGGATTATTAGGTCTTGGGGGAATGCGTAGCTTTGAAAAAGTTAAAAGGTCTGCATAATGCCAAGAAGCCATGTAACATTAAATGACTTTAGTGGAGGAGTAAACACTAAGTCGTCTCCTAGAGATATATCTTTTAAAGAGTGTACCTTAGCAGACAATGCTATTATAAATTATAAAGGTTTAATTAAATCTACCTCAGATGCTACTAGTAAAGCTGGTTCTACTATATTAACTCATACTGCTCAAGGTAATGGTGCATTTATATTTAACTCTGAATTAAATTTAGATTTAAGTGGTACAGCAACACAACCTATTCAAGTTATTGCACATCCTACTACTAATACTAATGCTCACAGCACTATAGAGTTTTTTTCACGCAATTTTGGTAATACTGGTAATTTTACTTTTTTAAACGGAACTCAAGCATCTAAACAAATAGACGATTCTACTGCAAATAGAATTGCTGAAGATTTAACTACTTCTGAAACAGATGTAACAGTAGAAGATTCTAGTGTTTTTAATATTGGAGATTTTATAACAATAGGTAGTGAAATAATGGAAATAACTGGTATTGCAGTAGACAATGTTTTAACAGTTATTAGAGAAGTTAAAGGAAGTAGTGCAGCTACTCACAGCACTAATGACCCTATACTTGAAGTTGACCCTTCAATTAACATGGGAGGTGCTGTAAATGATGCATTACAGCCCGTATACTACTATGTTGATGGAGTACTGTATGTATCAGATAAGCTAGTAGTAGATGGTACTAATAGTTCTTCACCTAAATCGTTTCAATATATAGATAAAAATAGATTTAATGCCACAGCTATTAAAGAGTGGATAAGTGCAGATGCAGCTGTTACTACTACTACAGATGCTATATTTGAAAACATAGCAGTAGCTGGAGAAGCTCTTTCACAACCTAGCGTTGCTGGTGAATTTAGAATGACATTAAAACAATTTGATTCTTATGATTCTGTTTCTGCAGTTACTACTGGTGCTGCTGATGTTTTGTTAGATGGAGCAATAGAATTTGATACAACAACAATTACAGTAAAAGCAACTTCTGGAACTGCTAACACTAATTTATCTGCTGGTACTGTATTCCTTTTAGGCACTGAAGCATTGCAAGTAGAAAGCAGAATAGGCAGTACTCAAATACAAGTTTCAAGAAATATATTTGGAAATTCAATAGAATTAGAACACGCAGATAATACTCCTTTACAAAAGTCAGATGAAGAATCTATTACTGGTGGTGGATGGGAAGAAGGAGATTACGAATTTACTTATACTCTTTTAGATTATCAAAAAAATGAATCTTTACCACACGTTTTTAGTACTGGTTTAAGTAATGCTACAATAGGTCATGGTAAATATTTTAGTGACGTAGGATTGCAAATAAATACATCAGAAACATTTAGAAAAAAAGAAAAAGGTTTTAGAATATATACAAGAAAGAAAAGTACTAATGATAAGTTTATTTTATTTTTAGATGCTGATTATGAAAGAGGAGTTAGAAGAAATTTATTTGAAGAGTTTACTGCTTGGACTAACAGTGGTAGTTATGGAGACTCTGGTTCAGCGTTTGCTAAAGTAGAATCATTAAAAATTAAAGTACCTTCATTAGAAACTTTTGAATCAATTAATGGATATTCTCAAGAAGAAAAATCTATATCATTTGGAACTGATGGTGGTTATAAATGTGCTGCAATATGTTCTAGTAGAGCTTGGGTAGCAAATGTAAGAAAAAATGATGAACTATTTAACGATAGAATATATTATACATTACCTAATAGATATACTACTTTTCCAGATACATTTTATTTAGATATTGGTATTAATGATGGAGATTCTTTTACAGCTATTCATGGATTAGGTAATAGAATATTAGCATTCAAACAAAAAAAACTTTATGTAATTAATGTATCATCTTCTTCTGAAGCAGGATGGTTTTTAGAAGGAGAGTATGAAGGAATGGGATGTATTTCTCAAGAAGCAGTTACAAAAACACCTTTTGGAGTATGTTGGGTAAATAATAGTGGAGTATTTGTATTTAATGGACAAACTGCTCCTACAGAGTTAACATCTAAATTAGATGATAAAATTTGGTATGATGCTCAAGTAGAAAGCAATATACAAAATCAACCAGCTATTGGATTTAATAATAAGTATAAACAGTTAATAGTTTATCAAGATTCTTCTTATAGCACAAGTATCAAAACTTGGGTGTTTGATTTTATTACACAATCTTGGGCAACTACAGATGTAATATTTAATTTATTTTCAGAAGGTGGAGCTTTAGTAACACAAGTATCAAACTTTTTAGAATCTTTTGATGGAGTATATTACTTTGAAGGATTAACAAATAATAAAAAGAATTTAGCTGTATTTACTGGTGATTATGGAAGTAACCCTATAGATGTTCGTACTAAAGACATAGATTTTGAAAAACCTGGATTATTAAAAAAAATATTTAATGTAATAATTACAGCTAGAGATGCTGGAGCTAATACTACTTTAACATTATCTTATGCACTTAATGGAAGTTCAAGTTATACTCCTTTAACTGGTCAAGCTGTTAATAGTACTCAATATGCTATTAAAACATTTGACGTAGGTCAAACTTGTCAATCTATATCATTTAAAATTGCATCTAGTGCTAAAATAGAAATTAATGATATTACTATAGAATATAGAATAAGAAGAACGAGAGTTTCATAATGCCTAACTCTGGCAACCACAAATCTAATAGTGTAGATTCTTTTTCTAACACTAGACCATCTAATAACTCTATTAAGGAAGGACAATCTATATCTTATATAGATAAAGGAAACTTAATAAGATTAGAAAAAAGAAAAGGTGTTGTATATGAAAGTCAATTATTAGAAAGTGGTAAAAAACAAACTACTAATTTAAGAACAAGAACTGCTGTTTCAAGTACTGGTGATATTAGTTCAGTTATAGCAGGAACTGGATTATCTGGAGGAGGAACGTCTTCTTCTGTTACTTTATCTATTAATTCTACTGTAAGCACTCTTACTGGCACACAAACTCTTACAAATAAAACTTTAACAGCACCTACCTTAACTACACCAGCATTAGGAACACCAGCAAGTGGTGTTATGACTAATGTAACAGGTACAGCTGCAAACTTAACTGTAGGTAATGCTACTAAAATTACATCTATTACTAATAGTAATATTGTACAATTAACAGCAACTCAAACTCTTACTAATAAAAGTTTGACAGCTCCTACATTAACTGGTACTACACAAGCAGCAAATCTTAGCCTTTCTGGAGATTTAACAGTTGGAGGAACTACAACAACATTAAATGCAACAAACTTAGTTGTTAAAGATAAAAACATTGTATTAAATTATTTAGATGGAGACTCAAGTGCTGCATCAGATGGTGCAGGTATTACAATACAAGATGCTGTTAATTCTTCTACAGATGCTACTATATTATGGGATAAAGACCCAGGTGAATTTGATTTTTCTCATAGAATAACAGCTCCTAATTTTATTGGAGATGTAACTGGGGATGTTACTGGAGATGTAACAGGAAATGTTACTGGAAGTTTAAGTGGTGGAACTGTAACATCATTAAGTTCACCTATAGCATTAGCTGAAGGTGGTACTGGTGGTGGAAGTGCTGCTGAAGCAAGAAGTAGTTTAGGTGTAGACCCTGCAGGTACAGACAATTCAACTAATGTAACCTTAGCAGGTAGTTTAAATTATATAACATTAAGTGGACAGCAAATTACAAGAAATGCTATAGATTTAACTGCTGATGTTACTGGTGTTCTTCCGTCTGCAAACTTAGATGCAGACACAGCACACTTATCTACTACTCAAACTTTTACTGGTGCTAAGACTTTTAGTGAAAATGTTAAAATTAGTGGTGGAGATTACAATGGGCTTTTCTTTGAAAATGCTGCAGGAACTACAAATGCTTTATTTTATCAACACACAGCTAATGCTGCTTTAATAATTAAAGATATTGTAAATAATACCGATAGAGTATGGTTTGGATATGATGGAGATGTTGGTATTGGACAAAATCCTACTGCTAAATTAGATGTAGTTGGTAATGCTAAAATATCTTCTACTTTACAAATGGGAAGTAGAGCACCTCAAACTAATGCAAAACTTATTTCAAGAGTAAATACTAATGCTATGGAATTTGGACACGAAAATCAAAGTGGGTATGGTTCTACATTAGGTGCTAATGCTGGTAATGGCTATCCATTCTTAGCTTTATATAGTGAAGCTGGAACAAACTCAAATACTTACAGAACAAGAGGTATTAAAGGTGTTGTATTAACAGCTGACACTTCAAATAATTTTACAATAAATCAAGTAACTACTGCAAGTGCAGACAATCAAAGTTTAACTGAAAGATTGAGAGTAGACTCAGTAGGTAATCTTGCAATAAATCAGGGCAATAGATTTTATCTTGACGGAGTTGCTGCAAGTGGAGATACTTATATACAATCAGATACTGCTGACAATTTAAGATTTGTTGTTGGTAATCGTAATATGATTGAAATGATTGAAGATGACAGTCAGGATATGGTAGTAATTGGTAATGGTGCTACTGATGTAGATTTTATTGTAGAAGATGATGCTGGAGCAGCTGTATTAACAGTAGATTCTGGAACAAGTAAAACAACTTTACATAGTTTAGATGTTACTAATAATGTAGGACTAGGAGACGTAACAGCAGACAATGTAGGTTCTAATAGCTTTCATTATAACAATAGTGGTTCATTGGGTGCAGAAGCATTTACGATTGGTGCTACTGGTGGAGTTAATTTTACTCAAGCTATTGCTTTAGCTAATGCTGATTTCTCAGCTGCATCTAGTGATGGTGCTGTATTAAATCTTAAAACAACTTTAACAAATGAAGATGCTGTAGATATTTTAGGTAGAATAAACTTTTCAGCTCCTGTTTCTGGTAATGCTGGAGATGACTCTAGATTATTAGCAGCTTCTATTGTAGCACAGAAAAGTGCAGTATTTAGTTCTACATCAAATCAAACAGATTTAATATTTCAAACTGGTACATCGGAAACTGCTACAGAAAAAGTAAGAATTAAAAATGATGGGAAAGTCGGTATAGGTGCAACAGCTCCTTTAAGAAAACTTCATGTCGTAGGTGATTTTGCAGTAAATGAAGCTACTGACCAATATTATGGTATT